CAATAAGAAAGGTGTGTCATTTACACCGATTAGTTTCAAAGGTGGATCTGCCAGTGCAAAGAGTTACCAAAAGGCAGGTCTTGGTTATGGTAAGAAACTTAGGCCAATTAATCTTACACTATCAGGTGAGATGCTAGACTCACTCAATGCAGGCAATAAGAGAGATGAGGCAATGATCTGGTTTGATGATGAGAAAGCATATTATCACAATGAAGGTGCCAAACTTTGGCATGGTGGTGAGCTACCAAAAAGACGTTTACTTCCAACAAATGATGGTGAAAGATTTCATAGAAACATTTTTAAGTTAATTAGGTCTTATGTTGGTGAGGCTATTGAGAGAGCATTTAAGTCTGGATTTAAGTGATTAGCTAGACATCGAGTCTAGTTAAGGTAACAATAATAGGAGGATTTCATGGAAAATGCAGAGCTTGGTGGAGATCAAGCAAGTGTAGGCGAAGGCCATACATTATCGGTTGAGCAGTTGATGGCAAAGGTTGATGCACTTCAAAAGACCAACGAGAGGTTGATCGATGAACACCGCAAAGCTAAGCAATCAAATGCAGGCTATAGAGACATGCTAGACAAAGTTGAAAGGCAAAAACTTGAGGCAGATGGGGATCTATCAAGACAATTAGAGTATGAACGAAAAAGAAACTCTGAGCTTGAACAGTCACTATCAACCACAAAACAAAAGACGTTAAAGACAAACATCTATAACACCTTTTTGAAAATTGCCCCAGATGTCAATGACATTGATGATCTGTTAAATCAACCAAAGTTTGCACATATTCTTAAGGATAGTATTGATGAGGAAAATCTTACTATCAATGAGGATGGTGCCTTAACTTATAAGAGTATGGTCCTGGAAGCAAAACCATGGTTAAAAAAATCCAGTCAGAAAGTTGGTGCAGTCACTACAAAACCAAGTTTTATCGGTGGCAATCAATCGGATGACTTTAAGGCCCTTGAAAGGGATGAGTTAGAAAAGTTAATTAAATCAAAATTCAAATAGGAGTAAATCATGCCTGACGTTATTTTAAACCCTGCCAATGCATCTAAGATGGACTACATCTCTAGTCTTGTTTTAAAAGAGCTACAATTCAAAGCTCAATTACTTCCAAAGATCACAGATGTTTCTCAATTTGCAGTTAAAGGTGTAAAGACAATTTCTTTCCCTAAGCTATCAAGCTTCACAGCTGTAAACAGAGCATTTGGCACAGCTGGAAATGCTACTGCCATCAGTGAAACAGTGGACACACTTACAATTGATAAGACACCTTATGTTGCCTATCTTGTGGACCAATCATCTGCTATGCAGTCATCTATTGACTGGGACGTAGAATGTGCAAAGCGTGGATCATCTGCACTTGCCAGATTTGTTGACCAAGAAATCATCTCTACACTTTTCAGTGCAGGTGTTTCGGTTACAGCTGCAGGGGACATCACTTATGACTCTGTTCTTGAAATGATTGAGGAGCTTCGTAAAGCTGAGGCAGAAATGAATATGGTGACTCTACTTGTTTCACCTGCTCAACACACTGCCCTTATGAAACTTGATGAATATAAGAGAGCAGATGTTTTCGGTGCAGCTAACTTACAAGCAAATGTTATTGGTTATATCCATGGCATCCCTGTTCAAGTTCACAGCGGTCTTGCTGATGCTCAATTTGCTATGTTTGATAAGTCTGCCGTTGCCATCGGTTTCCAAGCTCAAATCAATATGTCTGAGCAAGGTGCCAATGAAATTGGTGCAATGTCTAAGCGTGTGGCAATGGATGCTCAATTTGGTCTAACTGCACTTCAATTAGGAGAGAAAGGTGTAGGTGCAACAAAATCTCCACTTATCAGAATCAATGACTAATAATTGATGGAAGCCAAGATCACTCACATCCCAAACTTTCTAGAGGCCAGGTCTAAAAAAGACCTGGTCCTTGAATGTGCCAAGAACAATGAAAGACTGGGTATGTATATTCACTACTTTGATTTTACTGAGCAAAGCAATGGGGTGTGGGTGTGTTGGTACTATGAAGACATCACTGATGCAGTTTTGTCACAAGCATTTAAAAAGAGGGTTAGACTATGAGTCTGCCTAACTCGATTAAAGATAGAGAGCATGCAAGGTTTAGGTCAGGTCCTAGTAAGGATAAAACCAGGGTTGCAGTAGTTAATGAGCAGGGGCCATATAATCCCATCCCAGTCTCATTATCAAGTGAGGACTCTTTTGGTAGAGTTAAGACTGCACCACCTTATTTGTTGTTTGACTCAAGTTTTCAATACTCACTACAGACAAAAGTCTTTATCCAATCAGTGGCAACAGGTGCCACAATAACACATGATCCAGTTAGATGTGCGGCAAGACTACAGTCATCAGTCACATTAGGATCAAGAGCAAGATTTAGATCAAGGAATTATTTTCCTTACTCACCTGCATTTACAAATACAGTCACCTGCTCATTTAACTTTCATGGCATAGCTAACAACACTTCAAAAAGAGTGGGCATGTATGATGAAAAAAATGGTTACATCTTTGAGGCATCCAATGGGACCTTAAGAGTAGGGATAAGATCATCAGTCTCTGGTGTGCCAGTCACTACATATGTAGATCAGGCAGACTGGAATGTAGATAAAATGGATGGATCAGGTGATGAGCTAACTAATCCATCAGGTGTTTTGTTGGATCCATCTAAGCAATTAATTTTATCAATATCATATCAATGGCTTGGTTCTGGCATGGTTCAATTTTCAATAATTGAAGGTGCAAACATCAGAGTCATCCATAGATTTTTTCATAGCAATATTATTTCAAGTCTCTACTCACAGACAGGCACATTGCCAGTCCAGGCAGAGATCATTAATAATGGTGGACCATCATCATTCATGGAATTCACTTGCTGCTCTGTTGTTTCTAATGGTGCTACTGCTCAACATGGGCATTTGCACACTATCTCAAATTCAACATCACCAAAGACTTTGAACACAATTGGTGTTTCATATCCAATCGTAAGCTTAAGAAAGAAAGCTAACTACACAGACATCCCAGTGCAAATCTTAGATCTATCTGCATTTTCAACATCTCAGGATGACTTCTTAGTGCAGATTATTCATAAACCTACTTTGGTAGGGGCAGTCTGGGTGGACATCCCAAATTCATTTTGCCAGAGAGATGTCTCTGCAACATCATGGTCTGGTGGTGACATTGTTGCCGAGTTCTACATGAAAGGAAATCTACAGGCATCTGAAAAGCTTGATGCCCTGGCAAAGTTTTGGGACCTTACATTAGGAAATGATTTTGCAGGAAACTCAGAGATCATGACTATGAGTGCAATCCCATTGACTCAAAATGCTTTGCTTTATGGTGTGATCAGTTTCAAGGAATATGAATAATGGTCAAGTTAAGAAAGTCCTGGAATGAATTTTCACAGATAGCACAGGACAAAGGTCTTCAAATATTCTTTGGGGATCTAAGATCAGACTCTTATAGTTTACTTGCAATTGATGGCCAGGTTAATTACGAGTGTAGGATCCCAAAGGACAATGGTCCTGATCAATTAGATTTTGAAAATAATTATCTATCAGGTGTAGAAAACTACATCAATCCACATCCTGCATGGGATGACATCCAGATCTCATGTCCATCATCAGTCACAGAGCTTCACACATATTATAAAGATGGTGTTATCATTCAACAAATAATGTCCACTTTTAGCTCTGCATCAAAGAAAAATCTCACTAGAGTCCAAAGGATAATCTAATGGGATGGCGATTTGATCCAGTCACTCAGTCATTGGTTTTAATTGATGAGCTTGATAGTGGATCAAAAAGAGACATTTTAAAAAGTATTTTGCTAGAATCAGATGAGACATTGACAATGCCAAAGGCAAGCATCTTGTTTGATAAAGACTCTATATTATATCAAGATGATGAGGATTTTGAATGTTAAACCCACACATAGTCAGAAAAGAAATAAGTCCAACATCTGCACCACCAGAGGCAGGGATCCATTGGATCAACACATTAACCAATGAAGAGTTCTTTTCTGTTGGGACAAATTCAGTCAGTGACTGGGTTAAAAGATCTCACACATCTACACCTTATAGACAAATAGTTGTCATTTCACAAATTCATCTCGATAATAAGAAGATAGCATTAGATCGAGATCCTAGTTTTCCTGAGTTCACATCATTAAACTTTTTCGGTGGAATAGAGCAAAAGTATGATGTTGACTTCTATGTCATTGGCCAGGAGTTAAAATGGGATCTCAGAGGTCTTGATGGATTTATCGAGTTGGGTGACACTGTCGTCATTCAATATTAACCATGGAGGGTTAAATATGGCTCAACAATTACAAAAAAAGTTCATTGGTAACAATCAAGTAGATGGTTCAAAGATCCTACTTGAGCAGGGCCAATCAATCAAAATCAAAGACTCAACAGGCACAGAGGTTGAACTAGTCAAACTCGGTGCATCTGATGAGGTCCTAGTAAATGGTCAAGAGGTTGCTCTTAAGTCAGAGTTGACCCAAGAAATCTCGGATAGACAAGCCGCAGACTTACAAGTCTTAGGCGATGCTCAAGATTATACAGATGGTGAATATACAGCACTTGAGTCTGCATTATCTGCAGTTATAGCTCAGGAAGTTTCAGACAGATCTGCAGGTGATGCATCCACTCTAAGCTCAGCAAATGCCTACACAGATCAAGAGGTCCTAGCTGAGGAAACTGCAAGGATCGCTGCAGACTCTAGCTTACAATCTCAGATTGATGCTTTATCTGGTGGTGGATCTGGATCTATCTCTGCACTACAGTCAGAGCTTGATGCTACTCAAGTGGGTGCAGGTCTTGCCTCTGATGGATCTTATATCGTTAATCCAGGAATGATTTTCATTTCTACTGCAACATCTTTGCATGAAGCAACTGAGTTTTTAGATGATAGCTTAAGCGGTGTGAACGATGCATTACAGGTTGAGATCTCAGACAGAATTTCTGGTGACACATCTACCTACAATGATGCCGTTGCTTATACTGATCAAGAGATCTCTACTCTAAGCACATCAGTCCAGTCTGACATTAGTGGTCTTCAAACTCAGATCAACAATGTGCTGAGCAATGTAGATGGGGCAGCATTAGACTCCCTAACAGAGATTGTCAGTGCCTTCCAAGCTGCAGATGCTTCACTTAATGGTGCCATCACAGCCCTTTCTACTGGATTGTCTGCAGACATTGATGCAGAGGAAGCTGCACGCATTGCAGGTGACAATGCCCTACAAGGGGAGATAGATGCAGAGGAAAGTGCCAGAGCGGCCGCCGATGTGACTCTCCAAAATAATATTAACTCAGAGGCCAGTGCCAGGATCGCAGCCGACAATGCCCTTGATGCAAGAGTAGATGTGCTTGAGTCTGTTGTTTGGTTCAAAGAGAAGTTTTCAATCTCTAATGGTCAAACAAGTGTGACTCTATCACATACACCAGAAAACAAATCAATGAGTGCATGGGTTGATAGACTTGCTATCCATGAAGGTGCATCTGAGGACTTCACAGTCTCAGGCACTAGCATGACTTTCATTAATGACCTTGTTTCACCAGGACAATCTCAGATCGGAAATGGTGACACAGTTTATGTTAAGTATCAGTATAAGGTTTAGTTAATTCAGTGGGGGGCTTAGGCCCCTCATTTTTTTAAGAGGTGTTATGCCTATAGATATTAAGAGCAAGTTTATTGATCCTGAAATGGCAACAGATGCAGAGGTAGCAAGTGCCTCTACACTAGATAGAGACAGGGCCAATCATACAGGCAATGAAACTGTATTAAGTTGGAATGAAGGATCCACTCCCTCTGTTCCATCTACAGGATTAAGCACATATTCTAAATCTGTTGGTGGAAGAAACATGTTTGCCCAAATAGGAAAGTCTGGTGTTGATTATTCTTTTCAACCTTTCTTTGCTAGAAATGCAATCTTTTCATTTAAAGCAAACGGCAATGCCACTACATCTACAGTTTTTGGTGGTGCAGCCCCCACTACTAACGGAACTGCTACTACTAGAAACGTAGTTACAACAAACTTTTTCACTTGGATGAGAAGAGTAGGATATGTTTCAAGTACAATGAACAATGCTTCTTCTGGTCTTAGAAGTGTGGCGTTACAATTTGGAAGGGGTAATGGCACAGGTAGAGGAGGGTTTCACTTTGTTGCAAGGTTTGGAATAAGTGATGCAACACTCGTGGCAGGTGCTAGGCTTTTTGTTGGATTAACTTCCTCCACGTCAGTTCTAGGAAATGCTGATCCATCTACTTTCACAAACATCATCGGAGTAGGTTTAGACGCTGCGGATACTACTCTTCAAATTATGCACAATGATGCTGGTGGAAGCGCAGTTAAAATAAATCTTGGTGCAAGTTTCCCAGAGTCAACAGTCACAGATTTCTATGAATTATCTTTATATTGCCCACCAAATGGTATTGAGGTTTCATATCAAGTAATTAACCTTTCTACAAATGCATCTGCATCTGGTGTAATTATCTCTGATCTTCCAATTAGCACTCAGTTATTGGCATGGCAAATATGGAGACATAACGTAGCAACAGGTCTGGCAGTTGGTGTTGACATTGCATCAGTTTATATTGAAACAGATAACTAGAGGGACACATGCTTAAAATATTTAAAGACTCAAATGATTATTCCATGGCACTTGAAAGTTATACAACAGATCAGGCAGTCATTGAGGTCCTAAGTGGGGAGTCAATTGATGTGGGATATTATAAACCAATCAATAGTCTATTCTTTGAGCTAAGTTTAAATGCACACCTATCTCAATTAGCGGTGCAATACTTTAATGGGTCCTATGTTAATCTAGAGATCAAAGACTACACAAACAACATGACAAGACCTGGTTTTATTAAGTGGTCAACCAATCAATCTAATCAAAAGAAATCCACTCTACATGGACTTGAATTATACTGGTATAAGTTCAGTCTAACTGGGGATGATCAAGATCTAACCTTTAAAGGGATTAACCTTAATCTTTCAGATGATAATGATCTTAAGGAAGAATATCCAAACATCATGGACCATTTACCAGATGGACAAACTAGCTTTGTTGGATTTCACCAAGCATCAAGAAAAGACATCATCAGTTATTTTAGAAATCAGGGTAAGTTAATCAATGGTCTAAACCCTAAGAAGTTAGATCAATTTGATTTATTAGACTTTGAGGAAGTGAGAGAGGCATCTAAGTTTCTAACTCTCCATAAGATCTTTGCCTGGTTATCAGATGGCATTGATGATAAGTGGTATCAAAAAGCCCAAGACTTTGGGAAAAAATACTCTGATAAGATCAACATGTTTTATCTTTCTATTGATGAGAATGATGATGGTCTAGAGGATGCATCAGAGAAAAATGCAATTAAATCAATCAGGATAATCCGACAATGATAGTGCAAGAGATTGTGGATGCAATCGAGATCAACATCCAATCATTATTGCCCACATATAAAAAGGCATCTTTTGTCTATGACCTATCTTTAAACAATAGGAAACAGTCTAAAAAGATCTATGCCATAACACCACAATCTGCATCTAATGTCTCAGGATCCACACTAGCAATCACATTGGACCATAGCTTTGACGTAACCTTAAGTGATGCATATAGTCCAAAAAATGACAGTGACATAAACCTACAAGATAAGATCCTGGAAATTCACAATGACATTGAGTCACTCTATAAAGAACTATTCCAGAGAAGACTTGGCCTTGCTAAGGTTTTGGTGGTCCAGGTGGTGGACATCTCAAGTCCTGAGATTGATAATGATAATAACACAGTGGCATTAACTGCAAGCTTTTCAATTAAATATAGAAAAGAAACAACATAGGGGAAGAAAATGGCAATTGGATTAGTTAAAGGTAGATCAAGTGTTTTCCTTAAAGAGGAAGTGACTGAGGGTGTTTATGTTGCCCCTACATCTGCATCTGATGCGGTGGAAGTTCTTGAGGATGGCATTGAGTTTAATTACACAAGAGATGAAATTGAAAGAAACAATCTAAGTGCAACAATTGAAGTTGAGGCATCTAGAGTTGGTCAAAAGAATATTGCAGGCACAATCCCTGTTGAATATAAAGCATCAAGTGTTGCAGGATCTGCCCCACGAGGTGACTTGCTTTTCAAATCCCTACTAGGTGGAAAAAGACAGTTAGCATCTGTTAAGGTTTCAAAGACTGGCAACACTGCCACAGTCATTCAGATTGAGGATGCAGATATAGCTTCATTTAATAAGGGTGACTCAGTCCTGGTTAAAGAGGCAGGTTCCTATGAAGTAAGACCTATCTCTGCAGTTGATAGCACACCTGGATCTGCTAACATCACACTAGCATTTGCCCTTGAAAATGGTGCCCCATCTGACAATGTTGAGATTGAAAAGCACACTACCTATTATCACAATGAGGGTGGTGTAAGTTATTCGGCAACACATTATGCAGGTGGTGAAATTGAGGAAGCTATCGCAGGCCTTAAGTCTATCTCTGCATCTCTTGAGAATTGGTCAACGGCACAGTTGCCTTCATGGTCTTTCTCAGTTGAGGGATTAGGTCTTGAGAGGCAAGTGGCATCCCCTGCTTATACACCAGACTTTTCTGGTGATGCACTTCCACCAGTATTGTTAAATGCTTGTATATGGATCAATGGGGTTAAGGTTTCTTACTCTGAATTAAGCATGAGCTTAGAAAATACTAAATCAGAGATCAAAGGTCCATGCTCAGACTCTGGAAAGATCGGTGCAAGATTTACTCAGTTTGCCTGCTCTGGTGAGATCGTAGCTTATGCAGAGGATGATGATGTAGAAAGATTTGATGCTTTCAATAACAATGATGATGTTTCAATCTTTGGATATGCCTACAATCCTACAAGTGTAGCAGGTGAAGGCAAAGAGTATGTGGCTTTCTGGATCCCTCAAGCAAAGGTCACATCTATCCCATTTGGTGATGTGGATGGGATCATCACAGATCAGATCAGTTTTAAAGCATATCGAAAAGATGGTGGTGACACTGTCTTCCTATCCTTCATCTAATAGGTCCGTCTTCCCTGTTAGTTGGTTAGTTGGTTACCCCTTGCCATGTGCAGGGGGTTTTTGTTTTAATATAGAAAAAAAACCAAGGGGAAGACATGAAGATAGCAAAGACATCAGACAGATTTGAAGTGTGCCACAATGACTACAAGATCACAGTCTCACCATTAAAGTATGAACACAAATTAGAGATCCTGGATAGCATCAAGGTAGATGGTGGGGTAGAATATGCAGACATCAAAAAGCAGGCATTTCTGGCCATTAAATATGGTGTTAAATCAGTGAGTGGGTTTATTGGATATGATGATCAGGATTATAAGATTGCCCAGGATGCTAACGGAAATCTAACTGATGACTGCACATCTGAATTATTGGAAGCTCTATCTCAGATCAGGATCAATGAAAACTCAGTCCTGTTACCTATCTTTAATTTCTTAACTGGGAATAAGTCAAAGATGGATGGTGTCTCTATCAAGATCAATGGCAAAGAGATTGACCTGGGAAACGCTTAGACTCTCTTTTTGATGTTGCTTATAAGGCAATCAATGACATCTCAAGCATAACAAATCAGGATTATATTGAGTTAGTCACCACATTCAATGTGATCCATAACAATGAGTTTCATTGTGGACCTTGCAAAAAGAGAAACTCTCAACAGGTGAGAGATAAGAGAAAAGCCTGCTCTATTCAGTCAGACAAAGAGATCTTTCAGTCAGAGGATAAACTATTCTTTAAAAGGTGCCCTGCTAACTTTTGGAGTGCATCATGCCAAGAGATGGTCTCTATCTATAGTAAATTTGAAAAAGGGTTGCTACCATATAGAGGAAGCTTGATGGATCAACCTGCTAAGTTTATTGATGCCATGAGCATCATAGAAAGACTAACCATAGAGCATCAGATTGAGATGAATAAAAAGGCACAGAAAAAATGGCAGAAAACAAAGTCGAAGTAGTTTTAGGGTTTGATGATGCCGAGCTTAGAGCAGGTGTCAAAGAATTCAATAAAAACATGGAGCAGATGGGAAAGGACATAAGCAAAGCTTTTGATCCTAAACCTGCCAAGAGTTTTTTTAGTGAGTTTAAAAGAGCATCATCAGATGCCTTTGGTGGTTTTGCAAAAGACTTTGCCATTGGTTCATTGGTAGCAGATGGAATTAAGGGTGCATTAAGTGCAGTTAAAGATTTCATAGCAGGATCAATACAAGCCGCCCAAGAGCAAGAAAATGCTTTAAACAATTTGGCCGTTGCACTTAAAAGAACAGGTGAATTCTCTCAACAGGCAGTAGATGACTTTTCAGCATTTGCCTCAGAACTACAGGCCACAACAGTCTATGGTGATGAATTAATCCTATCTCAATTGGCATTGGCAAAATCTTTTGGGGCAACAAATGACCAAGCAAAAGATCTAGTTAGAGCAGCGGCAAATCTATCTGCAACATTTGGTGGGACATTAGATGAGAATGTAGAGAAGCTAGGCAAAACACTACAAGGAAATGCAGGAAGACTTGGCCAGTATATCGGGGCAATTGGTGATCTTAGAGAGTCTCAGTTAAAGGCAGGGGATGCCATTGACATCATCAATGAGAAGTTTGCAGGTGCGGCCCAAGCACAGACCACCACTTACACAGGTACCATCACACAATTATCAAATGCAGTCTCAGATCTACAAGAGGAGCTAGGTGGTCTTGTCACAAACTCAGATTTTGTCAAAGGCAGTTTGGGTGTTTTGACTGGTGTGTTCAAAGAACTAACCCAAGGTTTCACAGACTCAAGAATAGCTAATGAGCTTCAATCCCAGGGATTTGTTGACAGTGAGTCTGAGATCACAAGACTCTCTGAAAAGTATGCTCAATTGACTGCAGAGCTAGAAAAGAATGTGGCAGTTGTCCAAGAGGATAAAAACAAAGGTTTCTTTGCTTCATTATTCTCTTTTGATAATGCCCCATTAGCAGCTGAGAAAGTTAAAAATATCACAATTGAACTACAAAAATTAGATAAGCAGATTGAAACATCTGCACAGAAAACATCTGCCATCGGTCAACAAACAGGTGGGAAGACAGATCCAAGAGCAGATGAGGACAAAAAGGTCACTGATCAAATCCTAGCTCAAAGAAAACAATTTTATGTGGATCTGCAGGATCTAGAAAACCAAAACACATTGGCACAAAATGAAGCTGAGATCTTGAAAAGAGCGGCAAGACAAGGCATGACTCAACAGGATTTAGTGGAGCTTCAATCTATTGAGCAGACCAAATTGGACATCCAATTTCAGGCAGAGGAAGCTAAGGCAAGACTCATAAACAATTCAGTGAATAGAAACTTAGCACTTGAAAAAGTAGGTCAACAAAAGTCATTAGCTCAAAAGAAACTAGATGCAGATCAGGTTGCTAAGTTAGAACAGTTTAAAGCACAGGAAGAACAAAAGATGCAGCAAATAAGATTTCAAGCTGCCTCAAACTTCCTCAATGCAGGGATCCTATTAACCAAACAAAACTCAAATGAGCAAAGAGCATTGGCATCTACACTTGCAGTTATGAACACCTGGCAGGCGGCATCTAATGCCCTTGCTACTAAGGCACCGTGGCCATTGCCTCAAGTCTTTGCGGCATCTGCTATTGCTCTTGGATTTGCCCAGGTGGCACAGATCAACAAAGCCAAGTTTGCAAATGGTGGTATTGTGGGAGGAAATTCTTTTGCAGGTGATCGAGTACCTGTCCAGGTAAACTCTGGGGAAATGATACTAAATAAATCACAGCAAAAAGAGCTTTTCAGCATTGCCAATGGTGGTGGATCAAGTGATGCTATTATAAACGCAATAGAAAACTTAGGGGCAAAGATTGCCTCAATGCAGACAGTGGTTTCAATTAACAGTAGGGAAATTGCAAGGGCCGTGAGAGATGAAAGATCCTCTGGTTTTGCGGTGTAATTATGAGTGTTAAACTTTACGCAGACAATCTAATTAAGCAGGCATTGATTTCACCATCATCAGAAAATGCACAATTTCCATCATCTAACTTAAAGGATGATCGCAGGTCTAAAGTCTTTCAATCTACCACCACATCATGCAACATTGTTTTTGACTTTGGTGATATCAGGGAGATTGACTCAGTTTGCTTGGTTGACTCTGGGGTGGATCCTATAGGTTTCACATCTGCCACAATACAGCTAAATAATGTTGACTCATGGATCAGTCCACCTGTTTCTCAGGTCCTCACTATTGATCCAATCAATGGGTGGGTGAATTATGACTGGACATCGGTCCAGAGTTATAGATTTGCCAGGATCTCTTTTGTTAATACTCCTAATCCTGTTGAGGTTTCAAAGGTCTTTATAGGCAAGAGGGTAGAGCTTGAGAATAATTGCTTCACATATCCATTAAATTTTAAGCAAAACAACAATGCGGTAGTGACTAGAAACAGACTAGGTCAAAAGTTTATTGATGAGATTAATTCCCAAAAGGAAATAAGTGGATCAATCAACACAATGACCAAAGATGAGGTAGATCAGATCTTTGAGATCACAGACTATGCTTCATTCACTAGACCGATTTGGATTAACTTTAATGGTAGTTATATCCTAAACGATGAAAACAAAATAAGTGGATATTATTATTTGAATGATGATCCTACTTTTTCAGTCCAAGCAGGAAACTATTGGAATGTTGGCCTTGCATTTATGGAAGGCACATGAGCAGATTAGTGGTAGATGAGCTTATAACTACACTAGATCAACCAATAACAGTGGATAGATCATCTTATATTGCATCAATCAGGCCTCACTTATATTGTCACAATAGTCCATTAGGGACATTCTATCTAAACATCTATAGTCCAAGTGGACTAATCAAATCATTCTCATTCACTTCCCAAGACATTAAGTCATCATGCGGTCTAAGTGAGGCTTATTTTCATGCTTACTATGCAATCTCTATAACACCTTTCCTTTTACCGAGAGGAGAGTACACCATAAAGCTTGAGTCATCTGGTTATACTTTCTCAGAGTCTTCATTTATGGGATGGTGCAAAGATGTGGATCCAGTGGGAAGGGTTTCGGGCACACCAGAAAACTATACAGAAAACCCTTTTTCTTTTAATCTTATAGAATATAAACCAAGGGAATTTTAAATGGCCCTAAAGATAGTCACAATTTCAGATGGGTTTGAGTCTGCAACAGTGCCAAGCATTGTGGTCCCAAGTGTTTTATCAAACTCAACATATTATGCAACACTCTCAAGTCTAGACATTGTTAATGGTTATGTGACAATCCCTGTTGAACCCACTGCCCCTACTGAGGTGCAATTGGTTTGGAATGGCATTAGTCAATTTTATACTCAAGACTTTACAGTCACTGGATCTAGTTTATTTTTCCAATCAAGACTCTCGCCACTACTAGAGACTGGTGATGAGATAACAATTATTTACAAGTAGGAATTATGGCACAAATTGAAAAGCGTGGTTTAAAAAGCAACTCAGTAGATGGATCAAAAGTACAATTCTCAAACAATGAGTCATTTAGAGCTAGAAACTTTGCAAACACATCTGATGTTTCTTTATTTAAATTAAATGCATCTGATGAGTGGGAGTTTCAGGCACTTCCAAAATACTCAAGCTCAAACATAGCAACAGAGTCATTTGTCACAGGTCAACTAGCTAACTATGTTTTAACATCTGCAATTGGTGCAGCTAGTGGAATTTGTCCACTTAATGGATCATCTAAGATTGACTCTACTTATTTGCCTAGCTACGTAGATGATGTTGAGGAGTATGTAAACCTAGCAGGTTTCCCAGTCACTGGTGAAACTGGAAAAATCTATGTTGCCTTAGATACAAACAAAACTTATCGGTGGTCTGGATCTGCCTATGTTGAAATCTCTGCAGGTCCATCCTCTACTGATGCGGTCCCAGAGGGATCTCTTAACCTTTATTTCACAGATGCAAGAGCAAAGACTGCAGCGGTAGTTGACTCAATGGCAGGATCTGAAACAGACCAAGCACCATCAGTTTCATCTGTTAAGACATTCATTGAAAACCAATCTGCAGACATCAATGTGCAAACATTTACATTGAGTGCAGGGGATGTCACAAATGGTTATATTGACCTAGCATTTGAAGCAGAGGATGTGATTGAAGTCACACCTAAGGGATTTCCACCACAACATCCTGGTGATGACTACACTTTAAGTGTTGTTTCATCAGTCACAAGATTAACATTTGCAGGGGACATGTTGTCACTTATCGCAGGTGATAAACTTAAGGTAGCTTATAGCATATGAGTTTAATCCTTGATCGGGCAGTTTATATTGAGGCCAATGGTCTAAACAAGACTCTTAATGATGCCATCTTAGATGGTGACATAGGATCTGGTGGCGGTGGTGGTGGGGCCTTGGAAGTCTTTTCTGAGGTGATCCAAATTGTTGCCCCTATCGCATCATCTACAGGTGTTAGTTATTTTATTTCACCAACATCAGGTCTGATCTCATTTGTTAAGCTTATGGTCTGGGATAAAAATGGTGTGACCACAGGAAATCTAACCATAGACATTCTTAAAAATACATCCCCAAATCCTACTGGGATGACTTCAATTTTTTCAGTATTGCCAACAATAAACTTTGCAACAGATCCAAACTACACAAGCAATGCAGGCACACTTTCAACATCTGCATTTTCTGCTAATGATGTTTTAAGACTTGATGTTACATCAATCCCTAGTGGGTTTGTGGGTTATTTTTCAATTACGGTGTTCGCATAATGACTTATGATGACTACATCGAACAGACTAGATCTCAAAAAATTCTACTTGCACACATAGAGGCAAAGCAAAAACATAAGTTATTCACATTAGTCTCTGGATCAATCTATAAAAAATCAGTTAATTATTTTGTTGTCAATGTCACAGTAGATGGCACAGATCTTTCAATGGCATCTAGTGAAGCTCTACTTCCTGGTGAGTTCTACTTTAAACCTGAGACATCAGAGTTATTTGTTAGACTCACAGATGGTGCAAATCCAATAACAAAAAGTGTCTATGTCACTTATAGACTATTCTTTTCAAACATACCTACACAGGCACCCTGGGACATGGCATCTGGTTCATTGGTTGACTATGACTCAAGGATCTCATCAATAGGATCTCTTAAGCTTGAGTTAGACTTTGAGCAAACAGGAATAAGTTTAGAAACAGACTCATCTATAAGTTTTCAGAATAACGATGGATTTTGGGAAGACAAATTTGATGTTTTAATATTTGAGAATAATGTAGTGAGATTTTGGTCATGGTCAAAGTCACTAGCAATCTCTCAAGCTAAGTTAATCTATAGGGGCCTAGTCTCAGACAAGTCCTACAATGACAAGGAAGTTTCTTTTAACCTTAAAGATGATCTTTCTAAGCTCAGAAGAAAAGTCTCGATGCCATTATTCTCTAGTCTAGATGGTGAGGTGGATCCATCTATCCTTAATAAACCCAAGAGACTTGTCTTTGGTAAGGTAGATAAACTCTCACTTACTGGATGTGATAAGGTCCTGGATGGTTATCCATTAACAGGTTTACTTGATGGTGATGCAGATAGAAACTTACTACCAGGCACAGTGTCTGGGACATCAGGACAAAACCAGATCAATGGTGTAGGCACTGACTTTCTCACATCACTTTCTGCAGATGATAAGATCACCATCATAAGTTTCTTTAATGAATATAGCTACACAGTTGACACAGTGGTGAGCAACACACAGATCATTATAAATGGATCAATTTCAGTTAGCTTTTCAGGTGCAACAATTAGGACCAATGAGATCGAAAATAATCTCATCACAGGTGTGGGCACAGCATTTAAAACTGAGCTATCCCCTAATGATAAAATAAGCATTGAGATCAATGATGTGGTCCAGGACTTCACAGTCTCAGCAATTAACTCAGACACAGAGATCCTGATCAATGAGGAGCTAGAAACTAGCTTTGAAGACAAGACTGCAGTCAACACACCTGAGATAAACTATAGATATAAAAACAGGAAGTGGCACATTGCGGGCCATAAGTTAAGACAATACTCAGTCAACATCACTGAGATTGTGGACATTAACATAGTAAGAGTAGATGACCTTAGTGATCTGGAGGATGGGGACAACATATCCATAAATGGTCAATACTATAAGATCATTAGGATTGTTAATAATGAGATAAGACTTAATCAGTCTTTCAGGACCGCAGTCATAGTGGGTGATCTACTCACAAAGATCCCACTTAATTTTGCCTATCTCAACAAACAGAAATTTACTCTTAACAGAGACTTTTATCTAAGCAATAACACAAATGATTGTTACATAGAGTTTGATGACCTGGCAGAGTTTAACGTGGCACCAATAAGGTCCATCAATACTTCATTTACTTTTGTTAATGGATCGGACACAGTCACCATCTCTGCATCAGACATTGATCTAACTCAGTTGATTAAACCAAGAGACTGGATCAAGGCAAAGACTGTCTTAATTGATGACTATAATGAGGTCCTCAGTGTCTCTACTAATGAGATAAAATTGAGGATCCCAGTTGATTATGATTTCACAGGATCATTAAGTTTCAAATCTCCTAACTACATAGGAGATGACTCTATCATCACAACAGACTGCATTGGTCTTGAGTATAATAATGAGTGGGTGAGATATCCATCACAGGCCGTGCAATATGTGATCGAAAATGCAGGATTTGAAAACATAAACACAGGATCATTTGATCAGGCAGAGGATGATGGAAGGTTTGAACTATGTGCCTTTTATCCAGAAAACATTGGTGATGACATAGCAACAGTCAGGGACATTGTGACTGATATCAATGGATCTATATTTGGATCTCTCTACCTTGATCAGAATTTTGATCTTGCCTATAAGGTACTAAATGCGGACAAGCCAACAGACATGGAAGTCATTAAGGATGAGGACATAATTAATTTTAGTGTGTCTTCAAAATCAGACATCATAAACAGTGTCCTGGTAAACTATAAACAAGAGACAGATCAAAACACTGGATCAATAGTCCAGAGCAATTTCATACTAGAGTCAGACTTTGTGAATGAAGCAATTGGAAAGGTTGAGCAAAAGACCTTGGACCTTAAGCTTTATAAAGAGTCAGAGGCAAACATTATTGCCCAAAGGTTTCTTTTCTTTAAGTCATTAACGCAGTCAGTTGTTACAGTCAGAACTAAGCTTAAGCTATCCAATAAGTCCATAAATGATGTTATTTATTTGGACCTAGATAGACTTTATCGACGTTATGGAAATTCAACCAATAAGAAATCAGGGATCATTAACATGATCACCAGGGATGGATCAAACACAGTGGTCCAGTTTAATGATCTGGCCAATCTATTCTCAAGAGTTTCTACCATTGCAGACAATTCCACACCTGATTTTGTGGCAGACTCTGAGGATGTGGACAAGGTTGGCTACATTGTAGATAATCAAATGGAAGGTCCAGACATTAGTAGTGAAGTAGGCATAGGCAACAATTTAATAGGTTAATAAAATGGCATTTATAAACATTCCACCAAGTAGCTATGCAGTAGGAAAGGCAACAAAAACAGAGCTTTTCGGAAATATAGTCAACAATCTGGAAGACCTTGATGATCGAATTAACACCATCTCAACAGGTGCAAATCCTATTGAGCTTATTGACTCAACTATAACATTGAAGTCATCAGTCTTGGGTGATGGTCTAATAGCTTACTATGAAGGTAAAAATACCTTTTTCATTTCACAGGTTAAACTTCAAATCTTTGAAAAGGGATTAATCACATCAGGCACATTATCAGTGGATGTGCTTAAGTCATCCACACTGGGTGGGGTTTACTCATCTCTTTTGACTACATCCATGTCAATTGATTTTGCCACAGCATCAGATTATGACTTTGTCTTGGCAGACTTTGCTTCAATCCCAGAGATTAATGCAGGTGAGTTTGTTAAGTTTAGAATTATTTCAACACCCTCTATTTTCCCTTTGGATTTTAGAATTTCATCTTTTGGAGCGGTTTAATGAGTGCAGCAAATATTATTTTAGGTGCAACAGGTGGCGGTGGTCTTTTAAGAGTTACCACTTTCACATCATCGGGCACATGGACTAAACAGGCAGACGTTTCAAGAGTCTTGGTTTATGTTGTGGGAGGTGGTGGCGGTGGTGGCGGTGCAAACAATTCATCAAGTGTCCCTGGTGGTGGAACTGGTGGGACAACATCTTTCGGTATCCATTGTAGTGCAACAGGTGGAGGTGGTGGCAGTGCTGTTGTCAATATTGGTGGTGCAGGATCTAGTGGAGACATTAACTTAAAGGGAAATCCTGGCCAATTTAGAACAACCAGTCCCAATCTTGCAGGAAGTGGTGGATCTAGTGCATTAGGCAATGGATCAGGTAGGGCTGCTCAAGCAAATGCAACATTTGGAGAAGCAGGATCAGTGGGTGGAGGTGGTGGCGGTGCTAGAAGTACAGGCACAACGGCAACTACCGCAACAGGTGGAAGTGGTGGTGGCTTATCAATAAAACTTATTCTATCCACATCACTAGGATCAACAGAAACAGTCACAGTTGGTGGTGGTGGGGCAGGGGGGAATGGAGACTATGATGGTGGGGCAGGTGGTGCAGGTTTGGTTATAGTTTATGAATATGGATATTAATATGAAAAATTTCGCAATTATAAACAATGGAATAGTTGAAAACATTATAGTCTGGGACACATCAAATGCTTATGATCCAATAGGACAGGCAGTTGAAATTCCAGATGGTGCATTTGTCAGCATAGGTTTCTTATATCAGGATGGTCAATTTGTTGATCCAAATCCACCTATTGAAGAAATCCCACAAGAGGCTTAATCCATGAAAAGCCTAGACCAAAGGATCAAATCAATCATCTACTGGATCGGTCTAGGGATCTCATTAGTAGTCTATGCTCATGCCAATTTTTCCACCACTAAGCAGGTTGAAAAACTTGAGGCAAAGATTGAAAGACAAGCAACATCAGATGACATTGCAAGACTTGAGGGCAAGATTGACACATTAACCATCTACCTACTAGAGAGAAAATAAGATGCCATTAAAAAAAGGTAAGTCAAAAAAGACCATCTCCAAAAACATTTCCACATTAGTAGGGGAAGGAAAGTCTCAAAAACAGGCAATTGCTATTGCATTAAGCAAAGCAGGCAAGAGTAAGAAGAAAAAGAAATGATCACAGTCAATGACTACCTAATGGGAAGGGATAAGCAGGATCCTTTGGATGTGCTTCAATTAAGGAATATGGCAGAGCTTCTCTCAAGAGTTAATCACCTACTGGCAAGTCTCAATTTTGATCCTAAAATCTCATCTGGTTATAGACCACCAAGGATTAATAAATCCGTAGGTGGTGCAAAGATGTCAACCCACACAGTGTGTGCAGGCATTGACCTTATAGATCCAGAAAACAAGATAGGAAACTTCCTTAAGAAAAATCCATTAATCCTTCAAAGGTATGACCTTTATTTAGAAAATCCAGATCACACACCTGGATGGATGCATTTAGATATTAAGCAGAGAAAGAATAGAATATTTAACCCTTAGGAGAATAACATGGAACAGATGCTATTATTTTTTAAACCAATGATTGAAGCTTATGCAGGTCAATTTGGCCCTGCTATCCAGATCATCTCTATCATCGGATCACTCAGACTTGTGATTAAACCGGCCATGGAATTATTTAAAGCTTATGTGGCAATCACACCAAGCAAATCAGATGATCATCTGCCTGGTAAGTTTGAAAACTCAAAGGCTTATAAAGCAGTTGTTTTTTCTCTAGACTGGTTTGCTTCAATCAAACTTAAATGATGACTCTAGTTTCTTCCCTCATTGGTGCAGTTGAGGCAGGTCTTAAACTTTGGGGCACCAAAGAGGGGAGGAAATACCTTGATGAATTATTGGAATTAAAGCAAGAGTGGGCAAATGAATATAACAAAGAAATTGATCAAAGGTCTGATGCTAAGCTTGATCTTATTGAACAACGGATCATGCTCATCAGTGAAATATTCTCTGCCTCAATTGGAAGTCAGAACACTAAGGATCTGCAAAACCCTTGATGGGTTCTGTTATAACTATGAGGTATGTGTTAAGAAGTTTCTTGGCATGTGTCTCAAAAGAGAGATAGCAGAGGATAAGATTTACTTTTCAGACAAAGAAAAGATCAAAGAATTAATGGATAAAAACTTCCACCTTAAGGCAAGAAAGAAACTTATCTAAATGGATAAGGCAAAAAAAGAGTCTATGGAAAGACTCAAAAACAGACTAGAACAATTCAAGCTTAACCTTAGACTGGCATCCCAGGAAAATGATACTTGTGACATTAAGTTTTGGACCAAGCAAATAAAAATGACTGAGTTAATTATCAAATGTCTTGATCAAGATAAGAAGACTTAGGGGCATTTATTAACTTAATCCTAACAATGCAAGACCAAGTCTCTCTGGGCCATGGGTTCTTTGAGATAGATGCCTGGGTGATCTGACTATCATCTACTCCAATCCTCTTAAATAATGCATCCTCAAGGATTTTAAAAGCATTAGTCACATCTATGCACTTCTCATTAATAGTGCCTTTCTTGGTGAAAAATTCATGCTGAGGCACAAAGATCTCCACATCAAAACTAAAGGCATGTTTGGACCTAACAAAGTTAAGACCAATGCCACGCAGTAAATCATCAAATGGTTTGAGGTGTGTGTTTAATTCCCTTTCATAGTTGACTGCCTTAGATGACTTGATCATGATCCTGCGTCTAGAGTGGAGAGTAAACTTAGAGTTTATTGATAGGGGTTTAATAGGGATTTGGAGAGAGATTTCCTTCATCCCATAATTAAACTGGTTAAGTTAAAAAATGACAATGAAGGAAGTTGATTTTAGAATTAATTTAGTGGCCCCATTAATGTGTGTGGTGGCGGTCACTGGGCTTGGTTGTTACGGATGACAATCAGGCCCTTTTAATTATTTCTTTTTAACTGGTTTCTTTGCAGGTTTCTTGTCAGTTTTCTTTGCTACTTTCTTCACAATCTTAGTGTTCTTTTTCACAGATTTCCCCTTGTAAAATTTATAGGCATTTAGCCATGTGGTTAATAGAATTCCATAATAATTAACTGGCAGTCCTTCCTTATCAAAAAAGGAAAGAAAGTCATTTCTTATTTCTAGTAAACTTGACTCGGACAATTTCATAGCCTGTTATCCTTTTATTTAAAGTCACTTTCTTAAGGTTCCATCCAAAGATTAAACCCAAGCTGAAAATTTTCAATGCCTCAAGTTCACTGATCATAGATCCCTTTGCAATACTTGGCAAAGATATTTGCAGCCTTGTAAGGCACAGTCTCTAGATTATACTTGTTGGGAGTATTTCCCAGATGGGAAAACCCACAAAGGTGAGTGGCTTCATGGTAGATGTTTTCAATCCTATCCAGTAGGGGCAGATCTAGTTTTCTTTCATTCACGTAGATTGTTTCCCCATCTGCATATCCAATGACCTTGGACCATGGATTGAGAGTCTTGTAGAGTTTGACATCAATCTCAAGACCAAACATGAGATTTCTTAATCTATTGGCCACAGTGAAACTATCATGCATGGTGTGGTTAAACTCTGCCTGGGATATAAGATCCAGAAAGTCTTTATCCTGGTAGTGCATCATCACTATTCTGCACGCTTCTCTGGTAGTTGGGTGATTAAAGTGCATGCTTATTTTCATTATAACTCCCCATGAATTTTAGTAGATTTTGCATCCCCTGAATAAGCTTTTTCTTCCCATTGAATTCCACTAGATAAAGGGTTTTGCCTTTCAATCTTGACTTCCTGATGACCATCGGGGAAGTGATCATTTCTGATTTCTTCACAACAGTTAAAGACTTTTTCATTTGATGATGTGATCCCTATAGATGTTAGTAGGTCTAATTTAGACTCCATGTCTTTCTCATAGTTGAGAAGCGACAATAGTAGAAACTTAATATGATCCTTCATTTTCTCCTCAACACTTCTAAACACTGTTGCAGTTTCTCATTGGCATGGTAGCGGTCATAATTCACAGATGTGGCACCATCCTTAAACCCTACTCTCTTGCCTAGAAAATAACCCATGTTGAGTGAGATCAAAACAATAAACAAGACATTGATCATTAGAAGACTCCTCTGATGAGGGTGTCTTTGTCGAGATCCATAATTAACCCAGTATTGATTTCTTTAACTGGGATAAGTCTATCTGTTGCATATCCTGCTAAGGCATAATCTTCACCATCATGAGTGATAAAGTATGTGCCAAGGTCTGCAATCTCTGCCAGGTCCCCAAGTGTTTTGGGTTCATCATATTCTTTGTAGTTCTTTCCAAAGGAGTTAATCATGGCAGGGATAGCAATAACAGTGACTCGGTCAAACTCTGCCATTGAGTCTAAGAATTTTCTCAGGTCTTCATTGTTAGTCTTAAAAGATTGAAGCAGAGTCTTGTAGTCTGATGGACTTTTTTGAATTGCCTCTGCCAGTTTTTTTAGTGTCATCATCGTTCCCCCCTAGTTTATAAAAATCATTATCTAAAAACTCATCAAGATTGACTCTTGGATAAAGTTTCTTAAAGATCCCATAACATGCCATAGCATCTGCCTCATCATCATGGTGTTTTGTTAATGCCACACCAAGTGACTGAGCAACAGACTTTAAATCTCTCTTTTGAAAATCATAGTCTGCCTGAAAATACTTTGCAAGTGAGTGTGTAGAAATTATCTTTGACTCTGGAAATCTCTGCAGAAAAAACCAGTATTCATCAGTAGGAAATAATGCCATCTTAAGCATGGCATGGTCAAAGGTCACCATCTTGCCAAAGCCATCTCTCTTGGCATGACATACAAAATATTTAAGCTCATGATCTTTAAAAAATCTCATAAGATCAGGCACTTGATCATGAAATGTGGGCCATGTCTCAGTCATCTCTTTGGTGATCCCATGGATGTGTGCGGCCTGCTCTGCCTCATCGGTCCATCTCCAAGGTCTGCATTTGATCTTGTATGTAGAGACTATTGTGAGGGCAGAGTTGACTGCTATAAATGTCCCAGTGAGGATGCTTGATGATGATGGATTTGTGCCAGTTGTTTCAAGGTCCACCACGCAAAACATTAGTCTTCCTTAGAGGATGTGAATTCAAAATTAGAGCAGTTAATCTGGGTTTTCTTTTTACCATCTTTCTCATAATGGTCTAACTTGCCTTCAAAGAAAATGCTCATCCCTTCCTTCACATGGGTGGCAAAAGACTCTGCTCTTGGCCCATACATAACACAGTCATGCCAGATCGCTTTATCTTCCTTACCCTTGATCTTTTCAAATGTGCCAACAGAGAAAAGAGCAATGGGTGTGCCAGACTTTCCTTCAATCTTTTTGATGTTGTAAACCCTACCAAACAAAATCACCTTGCAATAACCAATCATTTCTTATCCTTATTTTTCGCTTCAATTAATCTACTAGCTTCAGACTTTGTGACATTATCATCAAACTGGATCCCCATCTTTCGCATGGCATTTTTCTGAGCATCACTTGCAGGATAGTCAGTCTTTGGGGCAGATGGTTTATTATCTTTTAATTCATTTTGAACGTCTGACCATTGTCTAATTGCAGGTTCATTTCTCCAATCACTTCTAAATGAATTTTCATAATCCCTGCTCTCCTCATCATCTAATGACTCAAGCATAAATGTCTTAAGATAGCAGTATTTTATTGCCATAGAATATGCTTTACCTGTTGCCTTATCACCTGAGTCAATAGCATAGGCAAAGCATTGAGTTTGAAATTGCTCTGTCATATTATCAGAGTTAAAAAATGTTACCGATGCCCAAACTTTAACTAGATAACTTTTTGATATCTGAGTTTGACCTTGATAGGTCTTTGAGTTTTCTATTATTTCTAGCTCACATGTTTCCATCCTTGGCATTGCCACTATCCCTGAATTGGCAATAGGATCATGAAGCAAAGATGTCACATCATCATGAGAGACTGCAGTATAAGAAGACTTTTCGTTAATCTTTACTGTTGATCCCTTGTGTACTGATTTTACTTGTTTTTGGATTTCGTTGATTTTCTGAAAAAGATTTTTCATGTTTGCCACCTTGTTTAAAATAATGTTTGGTAAAATAGTCCAATGGTTTCATGCCGTCAATAAGGTTTGATTTTTTTATACACTTGCATTTAGTCTGACTAACTACCTGATCATCATTGTAGTTAAGCTCATAATATTCTCTGCACTTATGGCATCTAATTAGTTCAGACATTATTTTTCCTCACAAAAAATACCACATTCGAAATTCATATTTTTTAAAGGTCTTCCCTTTGCGTCTGGTGATAACTCATCTAAGAAAATTCTTTTGCCTTTATATGTTACCAATTTTGTGCCTATTCTTTTGGATTGCTCAACCCTTAATGAAAAGATTTCAGGGTGTTTACTTCTAACCAAATTCCAGTATGTGGCACTTGTTGACTTTACACATCCAATGCAATTAGCATTTGGATAACCAAGACTATAGATCTCTGGCAGTTTTATGTTTGCCTTTTTAATTATTTCAAAACAATCTGTCTTGGTTATTTTAGCATCAATTAAAACAGGCAAAACATTCTCTCTCTCTCTCTCTATAAAGCGTTTATGCCTAGCAGCTTCATCAAAAGTAAATCCCAAAACATGAAAATCAGGTTTGTTTTTTTCTTCCCATATTTGCCGAGCTTTCTTTTTTAATTCAAAGGTGCATGGTGCCCCCATAACACCAGACATATATTTTCTTTTTTCCCAGACATCATAAGCAGACATACTTGGAAAAGCGGGGTTTGTTGCAATTTCAATTTTATGCCCTAACCACTTTTCTACATCTAAAAGAAATCTTCTATTGTCTTCATGCTCTTCCATAACAGGGTTGTTAATAATCCTTATTTCATGGTCATTACCATAAACTTCAATAGTTTTTTTCGCTGCCACAGCACTAGCTGCACCACATGAAAACCAAACTGCAATCATTTTCCATCCTTTTGTTAAAGTCCATTTTCTTTTGCATACTTTCTAAGTGGGTGTAGGAAATATTCAACATCCTTTTCTAATGCCTTTTGATTTGAAATTAGACCTTGCCTTAAGAGCTTTTCACCATCCCCATTGTAGCATCTGATCCAGTCAAATAAGACCATCATCTCTTTGTGCATAGCTGAGAAGTGTTCACAGTCTGGGACAATCCTTTTGAGGTAGATCAAGACCATCTGATCTAATTGCTCTTGAGTAAACATCTTAAGAAATATTTGTTTAACGTGGTTGTAACATCTACCTGATAGATCGCTTAACTCATCGACCTTGATGTCATCCTTGGCCAAATATGGCTTAATTAAAGCTAAGATTTCCTGCAGGGTAGGATGTTTGTCCATCTTATAAGGGATTGTCTTGCACACCTGGGCAATTAATTGATGCTTATAATTCATTTCGGCAAGATCCTTTGCCCAAGTTTGAAGGGTTGACTGGTTTGGAGATCTCTCAAATCTCAATGCCATCTCTTTTAAATGGTTTTCAATCTCTGCCTGATGGACATCTCTAGACTTATCAGAGTTTTCAAGTCTCTTGATGCTATCTTTATCATCCCACTTTTTGGCATGTGCATAACTCATTTAAGATCCTTTAAATTCAAAGTTTGTTAGTTCTAATATCGCCTCATTTTCTACTTTTCTTAAATCGAACCACTCATTTAAAATCTTGTATTTAGCAAACTTTTCATGCATGTGTTTTTCAATTAACCTATAATTGCTGACATAAACAATTTTAACCATTTGTATTTTAAATGGAATAACTGTGGCAATGTGGACAATTCTCTTGGTCTTATATTTGGTTAATCCAATCTTATAAAACTCTCTACCTGATGAGTCTGCAAACTTAATGATGTAAACATATCCTAAATTCATAGATGCAAATTACACTAAAATAAAAATATTAAGAAAATAATTTTAAAGCTTTGAATTATTTACATGCTCTATTACATATCTAGTTGAATTTATTATTTGATAATAGTGCTATGTATTGCACATGGTATTGACACAGAAAAAGTGGGTTGAGATAAGGGAGGGGTGGGGGAGGGATTCTTAATTCCCCAAAGATCTACTTAATAAACCACCTACTCAATTATAAAGATCTTATCTAGTCTTATCTATAATAGATAAACTTTCTTAGTGTCTTGGTCACTACTTGCCCCACAGGGGTGAGGACATGATGTCCGAATAGTGACGAGAAAATGCACAGGATGTGAATAGTCTTGTAACACAAAACTGAAAAGTTAAAACAAAACTTTCTTCACTTAAGGATAGGTCTATCTAATTTGGAGATGGTCATCATCTGATTAATTAAGTTGATCATTTAAGTTTATTCATCTAGCTTTATTTCAGGAATGAAATTCAAATGAATGTCAAACTCTGGATCAATTCCTGGTGGTCATCTTAATCCTTTTGGTGGTCACCCCTTTTTTCTTTTCATATCTAAATTTTATTGAAATCCTATCTCTATGAAGAAAGTAGAGGAGCATGAGCTAATAGCTAAAATCAAAGAGCTTCATAAAGAACATGGGAAGACACCTACACTAAAGGAGTTCTCAGAGTTCTACTCTACATCTACAGTCCACAAGCATGGATGGAATAATCTAATTAAAAAAGCAGGACTCACACCTAACATGACACATGTCCCAGGTCCTGATCTATTGGTCCATAAATGGGAAGCTAGAATTCTCTTCTTAGATATAGAGACATCGGCATTATTAGTCAGGACTTATGGGCTTTATAATCAAAACATACCTATCCAAAACATAGTAGAGGATTGGTCCTTACTTTCTTATTGTGCCAAGTTTAATGATGATGAGACAGTCTATTATTTAGATCAGAGATATGCCCAAGACTACACAGATGACAGACAGCTAGTGGAAGGGATCCATGACCTTATAAGGCAGGCAGACATTATCGTGGCCCACAACATTGATTTTGACTGGGGAAAACTCAATGCCAAGTTTATAAAGTATGAACTAGATCCACTACATCCCAGGCAGATATGCACTTTAAAGATGACTCGTAAATTAATGAAGAAAGGCATCACATCTAAGAAATTAGAGTTTCTTGCTAAGTGGTTAGGATGCACACCAAAGGAAAGTCACGCAAAGTTTCCTGGTGGTAAGCTATGGGATGAATGTCTTAAAGGTAACCAGGAAGCCTGGGCAGAATGTGAGGTCTACAATCGTGGTGATGTGACCACCTTGAATGAAATTTTTTGGAAACTTGCAAGATATGATCAAAGCATTAATTTTTCCATCTATGAGCATAAGAATAAGTGCATTTGTGGATCAGATCACTTCATTAGAGATGGTTATAAGGTGACAAACTCATCCAAAAAAATGAGGTTTAGATGTGGTGCATGTGGCAAAGTTTATACGGCCAGAATAGAGGAGCTTCCTACTAAACTTAAGGCAGGATTGTTTCAATAAAAGTGGAATAGTCAGACTCTTAATCCTTTATGCCCTAATTAAATGCGATAAGATTTAATTATGAAAAAGAAATCATTTCCAAAAAGTATGATGATCCTGGGAAGAGTTTATAAAATCAAGATAGTCACCAAGACTAAGCTTATGAGCATTACAACAGGCAATGCCGTTGCATGTGTGGATTTCTCTGATCAGACAGTTTACATCTGGGATGAGTTAAGTGATGAGCAAAAGATGCTAAGTCTATTCCACGAGCTAAGTCATATCGCTCATGTGGTGGTGGGTTTAGATCAAGTCATTAATGCCAAGATCCAAGAGATCCTATGCGAGACAATGGCCAATGCCTTTGGTGATCTCCTCAAATCCTTCCACAAATGACTGCCCAAGTTATCTTTCTTAATAAGTGGTTAGATTGCCCCGACGAAAAGAAAAGAGAGCATGCCATGATCCAGGCACTTATCCAAGAGGAAGTGGCAAAATACCTATATGAGATCAGAAATTATAATGCCTTCCAAAAGGCAATCTCAAAGCAAAAATCATATAATTTATTCAGACAAAAACTCAAACTCATTGATGGTGGTGCAGAAAGTTCACACCAAGAAAAAGATCCTTCACAAGATAATTAAATTTAGTCTATAGTCTTTTAAAAAGGACATGACTATGGAAGTTTCACTAAGAAGAGATCCCTTCACTATTGATCTTTCAATAACTGCAAGGCAAGACTCAACAGTTTGTGTCTCACATCTAGAAATCCCAAACATAACAAATGGCAAGATTGAATTAAAAGACTTCTATAAGTTTATAGTGGATCTTGAGTTTGCACTTAATATGACAATCGAAAAAGCAGAAAGGACAAATTATGATCACCAGAGCTAATAAGATGGCATCACTCATTAAGGCCAGAAGAAATGAATTAAAGATTTCACAGATTGAGTTAGGCAGGCAGTTAGGATGGACATCATCCAAGGGGCAGGTGGTGTCTAATGTTGAGAGAGGTCTGCAACAGATCCCATCAAGTCACCTTAATAGATTGTCAGTCATCCTGGTTATCCCAAGAGAGCAGATCATTGAAGCATACATAGAAGACTTTAAGGACTCACTTTATAAGGAGCTAAACAAATGATTGCAGAGATTAAATTTGTTTTGCCAGATGAGGCAGATGATTGTGAGGCATGCATGAAAGGTGCAAGATATAAACGCATGATTGATGAGCTTTATGAAGATGTGTTTAGACCACACATTAAGTATGAAAAGCCAATCATAGGAGATGACCTTAGAGGAAGGGATCTGGATGTCATTGCAGAGATCTGGAATAAATGCAAAGAACATTTTGAGGTGGAAGGATGAAAGATAAAGACAAAGACACAATAGAGCAATTTAAACTTATTTATGATTGTCTTGAAGGCATTTCTGCTATTACCGATAATAGATTAGAAATCTATAACTCGGTAATAAATTGCTTAATTCTAGAAGCTAAATTTTTAGTCGAGCAAGGTATAAGAGAGCTTGATAAAAGGAAGTCCAAATGAACGACAAAGACAAAGAAGCGTTTGAGGAGTGGGTGAAATACAATGTGTCTATTGCTCTTAGAGATCGGTATGGCCTAGCTTTAATTCATACATGGCAAGCCGCTTGTGAGTATAAGGAAACTGAAAACAAAAAGCTACGTGAGGCTTTAGAGGATTTTATTTTAGAAAGTGAGCATGAACCAAGTTGTAAATATACAGAAGCATTTGGATTTCGAGAGGACTGTAAGTGCATGGATAGAAGGTATTATAATAGGGATGAATGTATTACTAGAGCTAGTGAAGCACTAAAAGAAATAAAGGAATAAAATGATCTATTTTCATAAATTTTTACACATCATAATTATAGTAAACTGGAAAAATAGTTTTGGAGTTCACGTAACATTTGAAGATGGTTATGGAATTGTTTTTAGCAAAGAACAGTGGAATATAATATCAAGTATGTATGAATTTATCGGGGAAATTTAAATAATATAAAGGAATAAAATGAAAGTTATATATAAAGAACAGATTTTAGAAAAGATTTTAGCAGAAAAGAAAAAGGCAGATGTCTTTGGGTGGGAAATTGAAAAAATAATCTTAACTAAATTAGAGTCAGATTTACTTTTTATGCAAAATCCAGAGATTGCACCACCTGGAATAGTGGGCAGTATTTATGGCATAAAAATTGAGATAAAGGATCAACATGATTAAACATGATAGGTGTGCAGAGTTTGAAAAAAGGATCTTAGAGCTTGAGAATAAGCTTATAGACTTTGAGTCAGACTGGGTTAAGATGAGGGATGTTTCTGATAAGGTCCATGATGAAAATAAAAAGTTAAGAGAGGAAAACATCATCCTTAGGGCAGAGCTTGATGACACCAGGAAGCAGTTAGAAAGGGTATTAGTTTAATGAGTTTTGAAAGTGATAAACCATGCATCATATGTGGTCAAAATCAACCCAAAATGGTGACATATCACCACATCTATAGAAGAAAGACTTATCCTGAGCATGAGTGGAAGACCTGGAATTTGATGCCTCTCTGCTTAAAACATCACAATGAAATCCATTCAACATCTAACAGACTGTTTGCATCCAAACATAGACAGGCCCAAAAGTGGTTTGATGATAATGGTTGGGAAGTTAAACTATCAGGACAATATTTCCATCCTATAGATTTAGATGAAAATGATAGTTAATATCCTATACGGCAAGGGCTTTGCTCATCAGTGTAAATAATCTCAGTGGGTGGAATGTTGTCGGGTGTGCCTAATTCCCAGTGGTAGATCTCTGCATCAGTCTCAATATATTCAATCTCATCAGTTTCTTCCTCAAGACTCCAATCCTTAAACATGGCCTCTAATAAGGCATCCTGGGCGATTGAATTAAAAGGGAGTAACAAAATAAAGATTAAGACTCTCATAAATAAATGATAATTCTAAACACTTAAAAAGTGGTAGGGTTATTTCAAGATCTTTTTTTCCCAAAAAATTCCATGATGAAAAGTTAATTATTTCAATGGTTTGGTTATATCAAAAAAAGACAAAAATATTTTCCCCAAAATTTACCCAAAGTTTAACTTATGCTATAATGGGGGTATGAAAATCTTTATTTTACTCTTATTGGTGTCTTGCGGTAAACCTACGGAAAAATGCATATCTGGGACCGAAAAGATCTTTCTTTG